AGAATTTGGTAAATGTTTTTTTAACCATCTAGTCAAATTCAAAGGAATATGGATTTCCGGACGTTTTGAAAATGGATGCCAAAGAATCACTAAAACTAGTGGTCTTTGTGCAACTGACGGCTATGGTGTCACTATTTATAACGAATGTACTTGTAAATTATATAGCGGATATATGAAACGATGCCAATTTCCACCTGAACCGTAATCTATGAAATGTTAAACAATATTTTGCCAGGGAGGCCATGTTATTTCCATATTGGGAAAAAAATGATGTTTTTTCCCAATGTTATATTTATTATCTAACAGAAAATGGTACTGTTCCCAATTTTCACGAGACGCAAGCAACGTGCACAATACAAGCAACATGCACAGCAACATGTACAATCTGTACAACAGGCACAGAGACAATATAACGATGGTGTTTTGCTTGCTTTTTGTGGTGGTCCCATAGACGATCCAAATTTCTCGCCGGAGTTAGGAAACGCAAATGGACGAAAGGGGTATAATGATGGTCAAGAGCTTTTTATCGAGAGTTACCCATCTCGCCCAATCGTTGGCGTGGATGTCTCTAGTGAAATGGATCCCAAATGCCAACAGTGGAAGAATAGTGTCTTGAGTTTGGTTAAAAATAGGGCTTATATTTCTACACTTGATCCGAATTCGCGTAGGAATATAGTGGAAAATTTGTTTAGAGTGGCGGAATCGCCAACGTATACCGCAGAAACAACCTTGGCGGACTACTCTTCAGATCAAATGAATCCGGTTCCACTGTCTGCTTATAGTTATGATTTTTTTGGGACCAGTGTAAATGGTTATCATAATATTAGCTGTTTCCCACATCATGTACCACAGTTTCCCTTTTCCTCGCATCCTGTCCAATATTCAGATTATAACTTCGGCGCCTGTTACATTTAGGTACCATCTCATATCAAGGGAAACAAGCATTTGGTACCAAATGTAAAATATAGTAATTATTTGAGGTGATATTTTAGGTGTTTTCCCTTTTGTCCATATATGTAATTCATATCTTGTTTTTTTTTGTTCTAATGTAATGAAATTATGATAAAAAATAGCAATTAATATAGAGATAGAGATGAATAAAATACAAGAGGCAATTGATAACCCAATAGCTAAAATGTTTTTGGGTTTTTGGAGTCAAAACCGTTGGTCTGCGTTGATTAGTCTTTTTTTGACCTCTCTTTATTATCCTTTGGAAATTATTGGGGTCAGTAATCTAACCTCTAAATTATTTATTCTACTTGATGATGGTATTCAAAAAAACTTAAAGGCCATTTCAATAACCATTATTTTATTGATGGCGGTCTATCTTTTGTTAGAAATTGTTGCGGTGATTAAGGATTATTTGGATACTGCCAATATTCCTAAATTTGAACAATATGTCAGAGAAGAGATTATTAAACCGGTCATTGAGAAAAACTTGGTCAATTATGATAATGTCCAAACAGTACAGTTAATTCAAAATTTGGGTAAAATTCCGCGTGTTTTAAGCGATATTTTCGAAAGACTTAATCGTTATTTGATTCCTTTCTTTATTATTGCCCTTTCGGTGAGTATTTATTTTTCCTATTTGAATTGGCAATTAGGTTTGGCCAGTATACTATTTTTTGTAATTTATTTTGGTATCTTTCGTAGTATCAGTCATCAACAGATAGAGGCTTCACAAACAAGAGAAAGAGCTGAGGGTAAATTTAATGATGAAGTTGAAGATATCATCAATAATCTTTTTATGGTCACTGTTGCTAATAATACTGAAAGAGAGTTAGGTAATATTCGTGGGTTGACTGATATTTTCAATAAGGTTTATAAAAATGAAATGCAAGTTTCGGCTAAGGCTAAATTTTATAATGGATTATTGGCGTTATTGGCAATTGCTGGTCTTAGTTTTGTGACTCTTAGATTAAGTTCACAGGGTGCTATTCCGGAAAAATCAGCGGTTGCGGCCTTTGGTACTATTATTTTTATGTCAAGACATTTTAGAAGTTTAGCTCGTCGTGTCTCCGAAACTATGATTGAAATTGGTAGTTTAGCACTTGGTAATGAATATTTACAAGCTATCAAAACGGGGACTACACCTAATGGTTCGAAAGCTAATTTTATTCACAATGGAGAAATTGTCTTCCAAAATCTTTCTTTTAAATATCCCGGCACCAAGGCCACTGTATTTGATCATTTGAACTATGTTAAACCAGCTGGAGCTTGTCTAACTATTGTAGGTCCTTCTGGAAGTGGAAAGTCAACTCTAATTAAAATGTTGAATGGATTTTATACTCCCACATCAGGTGGAATTTACATTGACGGCGTCAATATTCGAGACGTTGATCGTCTTTATTTACGACAAGCTGTTAGTTATTTACCACAAAATACCCGACTTTTTAATCGCTCTGTTTTAGAAAATATGGTATATGGTACTGGACATCATCCTTCTGAAGCAGTCAAAGTATTAGAGAAATTGCGAGTGGCCAAGGTTTTTAAAAATGTTGATTTACATCGAAATGCAGGACGTTTTGGTGACAAACTTTCTGGCGGGCAAAAACAATTGGTTCATTTAGTTAGGATTTATTTGTCAAAACCAAAAATTGTTATTTTAGATGAACCAACCACTGGAATTGATGTCGAACATCGTAAATATGTAAAGCGTGCTATTAAAGAATTAGCCAAAGAGATCAATGTTATTTTGGTGACTCATGAAAAAGATATGGTCTTAGGAGAAACTCTCAACTTAGCAGAACTTACCAATTAAGAGACTGGTCAAGAATTAAATCTTCCTATAATTTGGAACCTAATATGCGAAAAACCTAATATGCGAAAAAAATGACAAAATTTTTATATGCATGGAATCGCAACGTATACCTTGACCTAACTCTTAAAGAGGAACATTTTTGGTATGGGGTAACTGATGAATTAGTTGAGCAAAATAAAAGTGACGAAGGACTCTCAGATGTGGGTACATTAAGTACCGATTTTGAGAGCGGTATCAGTAAAGAGATGTAATGATATCGTACGGTGGTTAATAAGAGATTTTTTTTCTAATAATTAGGAAAAACGATTTCTTGACCACTCTCTAAATTATCAGTTTGGTTTGTCGATATGATATGGTTGAAACGTAGGGAAAAAATATTTTTTATTTATGTATAATTCTATACAGCCTGGCCGCTTAATGATTGCCTTTATTGAAGAGTACAGTTTTGGGCATAGATGGTTTACTAAGGATTGTAAAGATGATGCCGAATTGGTAGAATGTCTAAAAGAACTCTACTTGGATGAACTTAGGGGATACAAAGACGAACTTGTAAATATTACGTCTTACGACCAGATAAAGAACTTAATTCTTGAAAAAGGCATTGAGGGTAACATTACAATCTTGGAACCGCCGGTTCATTCTAGTTATGAATGCATTCCAAGATAGTAATTTAAAATTATCCTGGGTCAGTTTTAGTTCAAGGAATTTTAAACCGAGTACAATGTAAAGTCTGCTATTTAAGTAACCAATTAAAGACTTGTAGGACATATCTTTTGGTCGTCTTTATTTTTGACTAGGGATGTGAAGCATTTGATCGAGTCCTCCACCAAGCGGATGCTTTTGCTGCAACTTTAGAAGCAACATCTTTCCAGACTAGACCACTGTTCTCTAATTCTGCGGTGCTCTCTTTTTCTACGTCAGCCGCGAAATCTTTCGTGAATTTACCGGTCAAGGAAAAATCAAACTGCCGATCAGGTAAATTGACTTGCTGTGCTATCTGTTCTAAACGTCCATCTGTTGTAAACAATTCAACAAACGCATCGATTGATTGAGCGATTTCTGGATCAATTTGAGCTGGACGACGAGTTTTGACAACCTGATGTGTCTTACCTTTTGCTTTGAAAACGTGACGAGCAAATATATCACGGTTAACATGCAAGTCTAAAATAGGATACATCACAACTCCTTCACCGATACCATGAATCCCGAAAGTGGCTTCAACCCAAGGGTCACATTTTTCGATACTGTCCACTAACTGATTGATTGGCTCCAACTGTGACCTGAGCTCTAACTTGCCCGCACTATAATCTAGCTTGATTGGTTCAGAAGCCCATGGTAAAATGTGAATTTGTTTTAGTGCTTCTGGGTCAATTGGGTTATAGATTGAACTAATTGCACTGGGATCATACACAAATTTATCATTCATTTGGAGAACAGCAAAAATGGCAAAAATTCTCTCTGGAATCTCTGAAATGGCAACATTACTTTGAATCCCCGGTCCAGCCCACTCACCAAAAAGGATAACTGGTTTTTTGACACTGGCGAGCAATTCATGACTGTGAGTTGCAACCCAAGAGGCGAAACCCTGATTATCTTCATTGGGAGTAATCAACCTTATACGTGATTGGGCCTGGCAAATCCCCCTATGGGGGTCTAAATGAATTGCAGAATTTGTTCCGTGAAGCTTGATTTTAGCACGATAATTGACTATGTTAAGAGAGGAGCGAACATTAAAGAAATTACCAATTGATGGCCATTTAGCAAAACATACTTTTCGCTCTAGACAGTACCGATCACTGACATCCGCACCAAGAGGTGTATCAGCTAAGCCCATTGCCATTCCATTTGAACAAACACCTTTAATCGTTCTTACTGAAAGACGTTCTCCGTTCTTGAGATTAGATCCAGGTAAAATAATGTCAACTAAATCACCAACTTGATAAACATTTTCCATATTAGCAACGACCTGATATTCATTTTCATTGCATCGAAAGAGATAAACATGCAGGTTGTCATCGTATGGATGTTTTTCTGCCTTAAAACATGACATAACAAGTGCGGACATGATTATGGTTTTATTTATTTAAAATCATTTTTTTTGCCAATATACCCGACATCTATTTCCTAATATAAATCTACTATCGTCATAATATTTCGTCATAATATTTCGTCATAATATTCATTGTATGATGATATGGTCTTAGGATAAACTCTCAACTTACCAACTAAAGACTTGTAGGACATTATCTTTTGGTCGTCTTTATTTTGACTAGGAGCGTGAAACACTCGATTGGGTCCTCCACTATATGGATGCTTTCGCCGCAACTTTGGGAGCAACATCTTTCCAGACTAGACCACTGCTCTAATTCTGCGGTGCTCTCTTTTTCTACGTCAGCCGCGAAATCTTTCGTGAATTTAAAAAATCAAACTACTGATCAGGTTGCTATGCTATTCACAATTGGAAACTTTAGATACCAGCAAGCATGCTGTGTTGTGAATGCTTCACATTTGTATGGAACCAAAGTTCCCCAATGCAAAAAAAAATGTAGGTTTTTTATAATATATCTCTCGAACAGAATGAGTATTTTCCAAGTGACTTGGTGTGAAACTGGTGACTACCCGGCATTTGATGAGTTTATAGTGTTCGCTGATAATCTGATGGATGTGCACAGCCAATTTGTAAAACATTGTGATAAATATGATGATGGCACCGACGATCCAACCATTTTTTCTTATTATCCGATTCGTTTGCCAGAAAAGATCAGGGATAGAGATAATGGAGAAATGGCCAATCCAATGAGAGATTTCAACAATTTTGAGGTAGGTCCCAATGACGATTCATGTGAATATACATGCTATATACAAGGACATAGATTGTCGATTAAAAGACTACCTAAGGATAGATCAGTTATATATATTAGTGGCTCATCAGGTGGCTAAGGGGCCAGAGGGTTGGCTACATAACCCGCCTATCATAGTAACCGTCCCATCTGTTACCAGCATTTCTGTGTGGTGATAGTAAGGAGTGAACGTGATTTTTTGGATGATGATGAAGTAAGAGGGTTATGGGGTTGAGTTTACGCTAAAAAATATTTAATATACATATACTATCGCGCCATAATATCCATTGTATGATGTGATTCGCCAACGATTCTTTGTAAATTTTTTTTCACTTAAATTTTACAAAGAACTATGATTTTGAAAAAATTACTATAGGTACATGGTATTTCGAATATATTCATCGTGTTCTTGTTTTTTCTTTTCTTCTTCGTTGACCGGATTTCTTTCATCCTCCATTTGTTTAAAAACAAGTTCGAGTGTTTCACTATCAATAGTGCGTGATTCACTATAAAAGTGTGTTTGGGCAAAACAAATTTTGGTTTTAAAGACAAATGATTCGATATCACCCGCGTAAAACTTAAAGATTTTTTTGTCGAATCGCTCTTTGAATTTTTCCAGAGCACCTTCTTCAATTTTCCAATTATCTTGAGTAATTTTTAAGTCAAAAATCCTCATTAACTCCTCACAATTATAACCTTCAATATCATAAATAAACGGAAAACGACGTTTTAGACCCTTATTTTGATTAAAGAAACAGTTATCAATATCCTCTTTATAACCAGCAATGATACATAACATATCTCTATTTTCTGAAAGACGTTGGTTAAGTATATCGATACATTCCTTCGAGAAACTATCTCGTTTTTCACTGTGACCTAAACTATAAACTTCATCAATAAACATAATTCCACCTAAACATTTATCAATAGTTTCATTCGTTTTAGGCGCAGTATGGCCCAAATATTTACCAATTAAATCATCTCTTCTTACTTCGACAAAGTGGCCTTTGGAAACTAAACCCAATTTTGAATAAATCTTACCAATAATACGCGCAAATGTGGTTTTACCAGTACCAGGTGGTCCTGTAATTACGGTATGCATCATATCTCTTTTCTTGAGATCTTGATATCCTTTGAGGAAAAAAACAATTTGTTCAACGATTTTTTCTTTATTTTGACTGAGACCAATCATTTGTTGTAACTCTTCTAGTGGTTCAATTAGACTATACATCTTTTCCATATCAATACCGCAATAATTAGTATTACGTTTACAATGATAAGTTTGGGCAATCTCGATGATTTTCTCAAGACTGTCAACTTTTTCGAATTGTGGAATGGTAATATCAGGACCGGATTCTTCGTGATCACATTGCGGATTCGAACACTTTTTGGGTTTGGAATCAAGTTCTAAATCATCAAGATAACAAGTATCACCAGATTCTCCCCATTGCGATGTGACCGGCTTTTCGATGTCTGTTAGCAATGGTAAACCAAATTGACGTCGATTACTAACGCCATCCAGATATTTGCTCAAATCATTTAGTGAACCTAAACCAGAAAACGGGGGGGCATTGGGTTGTTTGTTATCCATACTGTCAATAAGTAGACGGTTCTTTTTTCTCCGATTTTTTTCTTCTAACTCATTTAATTCTGCTAATAATTTAGATACTTTTGTAAGTGAAGGAGGGCTGTTAAATTTCGTTTCACTTGCAAAAGTGAAATCCTGTGGTCGTACTTGGTCCTCTTTTTGTCTTTTTTCTTCGGTTTTATATGGTGGTCTAGTATCAGCTGATTTTGATCGTCTTGGTGATTCATAAATTTCTCTCCATTGTCTGGCTGATCTCTCAGTTAAAGATGTTTGACAGTTGACGGTACTGTCAAAAGAATGTTGGTCACTATTATTGTTTTCGCGACTTGATTCTGAATTGGTGGATCTATTGGTATTATTCTTATTATTTTGTTCTTGGGTTTTGCAACTACATCCAGGAACATAACAGTTAGGAGGATATCGATTTCTATCTTGGACGAATCGTAATCCGGTGGTTTTTTTCTGGTTTTGGTCATTGTAAACTTGGTTATATCCAGGGTAATATTCTCTATAACGACTTAAACTACACTTACATCGATTTTCCCCGAACCAAGGACGACCACAAGATACACAATAATATTTATTCGACATTCAATAACACTATATTAGTAACCATGAAAATTTTGCTAAACTTTCAGAACAAATACAAGCGACTATATAATTGATAACGGTATCATTACGGTAAAATAGACAATAGCTTTTATTTTATATTGGGTAGTTCAAAAATTTTCTTTATTAAAATTATTCTATCCAACCATGGAGGGTAATGATGCATATTTTGGTTTGTCAATTGGTCCCCGATTATTTAGAGTTATCCAAGTTTCTATAGTCTTGTGGATGGTTTCTTTCAAGGAATTTTTTTTTAGATCTGTCTACTATCTTACAAATACCCTTTATGGAGGGATCCCAGTTCACTAATTATAGAATATTATTAATAAAAAATGATCGAAAATTTCAAAACGTATAGATGCAATCGGAAATAAAAGAAGGGGTGGTGAATAGCAATATTACTGAACAGACAAATGTAATTGTTACGGAAGATACAACAAATAATAAATATGCCGATATCTGGGCATTACTGGAAACAGGGGACAGAAATACAGTTAATATTATTTCTTATTTTATGGATCTTTATAGGAATTTGGCGGTTGATATAACTAATAAATTGGATGAATATCAAAAAGCTTCACCAGAAATATTCAAAAACCGCAAACATATCTATAAATTTAGTCTTGATGAAGAAACTGAGGATCGCAAGAACTTGATAGAATTTCAATGGCTATTAATACATCAAGCTTTCAAAACAAAAGATTTTTACCGCGCCAGAAAAAGTCTGAATATAGTTAGTAATGTTCTGAGACATATGGTTAACTGGATTAATAAGAATTACAATTTGGAAAGACCAATACACGTTGAAGTCAAACACAAGTATACTAAAATACCTGACACTAATAAGCGTATTGGGGGGTCATATACATTGGTTTCCTTTTAAAAAAGAATTGGTAATTCTTTTTTAATTGTCCTACTTAAGGTGTTTTGTCAAATATTTTCATATAAAACATGAAAATGTCTAACAAAACTATGAATTCAATGTCTGTGAATTGTAATTCTAAGAAATGTCTTTTAGACCAATCTACTAGTGGGACTTTGTCTTTAAGTGGGAATGGAAAAAAGAATTCCGAATTCTTTTTCACTGGTAGAAATACCACCTTATCGAATACCACATGGTTTCCCAAACAGAATTTGATGTTTGAAAATGCTGATAAGAAAGGGCACCAATTTTATATAGCCAGAGATATCAAAAACGGTGATAAGTGGGTTAAAGAATATAGTTCTTTTAAGAGTACTAATGATTATTTAAAATGGAATGAGGGTTTACGTGAAGAAAGTAAAAATTGTTATGAATTATTAAGAGAAAGTTTGCCATGTAAACCTGTATTTGATATTGAGTGGTATGGTTATCCTGATGGTAAAGAATCTCATCAAGATGAGATTTATATGATGGTCGAAGAACATATCTTGGCAGTTTTTAATGACTTAGGAGTGGAGTCAGAAAAATTAGAAATAGTGCCACTAGAAAGTCATCGTCTTGGTGAAAATCCAAAGTATTCTTACCATGCAATTATTAATGGAGTCCAACTTAAAAACCACCACCAATATGGTAAAAGACTAGCAGAATTAGTAGTTGAAAAGATCAATCTAGATACTGATAGCCCACTACACTCTTGCTTAGATAGTAATGGTAATACCAGACAACCAGTAGATTCCAGTATCTATACTATGAATCGCTTAATAAGGTTATGTGGACATCATAAACAAAATGAAAGAGATAGACCTCTCGTTCCATGTGCAGAGCGAGAGGCCCGATGTCAGGATGGTTACTTAGTAACTGCAATTGACACTAATTCAATAATGGTTGATATTGAGATACCCATTAAAACAAGTATAAACGTTGAACAAAAGTACTCAACCAAACCTATTCTAACCAATAATAAGTTAAAGTCATATCTAGATATCATTGATGTTTCACAGTGTCAGTATAATGATTGGTTGAAAGTGGGCATTGCACTTTATATTGAATATAAGGATTCCGGGATTGAACTGTGGGACTATTTCAGTAGACGTTTTGCTTGTTATGATCGAAACGAAATCGAAAGTTGTTGGCGCTGTTTCAATGACGGTCGATATTCAAATGTTACTGTAAGTATTAAGGATATGGCTAAACAGACAAACCCCTCACAGTTTATAGAATATACTATCACACAAATGAATAAAGATATCCATCGCAACCAATATCTTAAAGCATTGACTGGTATTCACGATGATGTTGCTAATTTGGTTTCAGCTTTCATGGATAACAGCATTATGACCTGCGATGGACTTTCACGTGAAACTAAATTATGGTACTACTTTAATAAACATTATTGGGTGGAGACTGATGGTAGAGCGAATGTAAGAAAGACTATAAGAAAATTAGTGGTTACCTACTTGGAGGAGAAAAGAGCTGCGATTAATGATATAATTGATCTGGTTGAAGACTCCGAGGAAAATAATAAATGGAAAGTGGAACGCGAAAGCATTGCTAAACTCATAAAATCTTTAGGTACAGATGGATACAAACAAAGTATCACTAATATTCTCAAATATAATTGCTATCAACATGGTATCTATGATAAATTTGACCAAGATATAAGTCTATTTGGCTGTACAAATGGTGTGTATGATCTGAAACAGCAGGACTTTCGACCTGGTCAAAAGGATGATCTAATTACTGTAACCACTGAACTAGACTATCTTACTGGCGATGAGGAGGGGAATTTTGGGCTTGAACATCCAAAAGTTATTGCCATCGAACAATTTTTCAGACAGATCCAACCAAATGATTCAGTTAGAAAATACCTCCAACTACTATTGGGTAGTTGCCTCTGTGGTAGGAACATTTTGGAACATGTATACATTTTAACTGGAAAAGGAAGTAATGGAAAATCAAAACTACTAGAACTACTAGATTATGCATTAGGTAAACACAGTGCTAGTATTAATATCAGCTATTTTACTGGAAAACGACCGCCTAGTAATCAAGCCACTCCCGAAGTTGAAGCTATCGCTAATGCCAGACTAGTTACGGCAAGTGAAGCTGAAGAAGGCGAGCGATTTAATATTGATATTCTCAAAAGGGCAAGTGGAAATGATAAGATAACTTATCGTGGATTACATCGACCTATACGTAATATGATACCTAAGTTTACGCTAATTTTTGCTGTAAATCATTTACCGAAATTACCCCCTGATGGAGAAGCCCTATGGAGGAGAGTTAGAGTTATCAATTTTAACAGTATTTTTGTCAATGACCCAGATCCAAGTAAACCTAATCAATATCGGAAAGACTACAATATTAATGAAAAATTACAGGAATGGAAACATGCTATGCTTTGGCTCTTGTTAAGGTGGCATCACGAATTCAAAGAAGTTGGACTGAAGGATATCCCGGAAGTTATGGAGGCGACACAAAATTATCAAACAAGTCAAGATCCAATCAAAACATGGCTTGACGAAAGTATTGAAGTCACCACTAATGAAAAAGACTGTCTTGAAGTCAAGGTAATTAAAAGTCAACTTATGAGTTGTGATCTATATAGAAAAAGATTCAAAAAAGATGCTCAGTTTATTGATTACCTCAAAGAACAATATCCTTCATGTAAATACGTAAAAGAGCAGACATTCATCAATTCAACCGATAGGAAAAGCAATTTCTTTCGTTGTTTAAAGTTGACAGAAACCAACATATTGGATGATGAAACGAATAATAATTCACATCTGTTATATCATAAATCTAAAGTCTTTAACCGAGACTTTGTATCTAATGGAGAAAAAATATGCAATGAGGTATTGAAAGATCTATACCCTACCTACATATTCTCAAAAGTTAGGCCTCAATGGTTAAAAAATCCCAAAACCGGGAAAGAGTTAGAGTTAGATTTTTATAATGAAGAACTAAAGATAGCAATTGAATATAATGGGATACAACATTATCAATTCGTCTCAGATTTCCATAGGAACGGAAAGAATTTCGTTAACCAACAGGAAAGAGACATACACAAAATTCATAAATGTAAAGAAAATGGTATTAAATTAATTACTGTTCCATATACATGTAATTCCAAGGAAACAGTTAGAAATTTCATTGAAAAGAAAATAGCAACTATAGTTACTTAAAGTATATTAACAAAAAATTCAATACTCTTTGATTTTTCCGGCTAATTTATTATTAATGAATTACTCTCTCATCGTCTTAGTAGGATCTCAACCCATAATAAGGTTTATCTAAGTAACATAAATTTCGCTTGACACCGTAATAAATACCTCTAAACCCTTCTGGTAACCCCTTTTGTTCGTTATCATCCACCGACTTGCAATCTTGATCTAAGAGTGCAAGTGATTTGGATTCAGCTATATAACCAAACAAACATTTAAAGAGATTAGTGGTGGTGGGTAACGGGGCATAACCGTGTTCGTCTTTTTCGGTTATCAGACGTTTTTGATCAATTTCCAAATTGACAATCAGTTCGTCAATGATTTCGCAAACGCAAGCAATTTCACTTAAAATGGTTTGTAATTCTAAATTAGAGAATCTCTGCGAATGTAACACTGAGTGTCTGTTTTGGCAAGACTTTCTAACCGTTTCATAGTAAAGTGTTAGCGATTTATAATGCCGCTTAAGTCCTAACAAACCATTAATGTACTTTTCGGGTGATTTCAAACGATAATCGGGACACACACAAAAATAACTCAAATAGGGTAAATTTTCTGATTCAGCGGGATCGACTTTAACCGTTTGACCTAGACTTGCACTATTTCCACAGCTGTCTATCGCTGTCCAAGTTCTATAAATTGTATATCGATAAATACAAATAGGATCATATTCAGGATCATCTTCTGCCAAACATGGACAAGTAACAGCTACTTCTGTAGGATAGAGTACAGTAATTATACCATCACATTGATCTTGGAAACGGATACCCCCACTACCAGGAATAGTAATATCAATACCACAATCCACGGTTAAATTGGGAGGCATTGGATCAATAGGTTCTGGTGGCAAAGTATCTATAATCTCAAAAATAGCGGTGGTTGCATCAGATGTATTACCATTCAAGTCACTAGCAAAGAAATTGTAGGTTTTCTTACATGTATTGCCACAAAATTGGATATCACTTACTAATTCATTTGACCAAGAAATACTTATATCAGGTGTACAACAGTCAGTTGCCATTGCTCCTGCATTATTATCCAACCAATCGTTCAGTTCAGTCATATTTCCATTACCATCACATTCGACTGTCATATCGCTAGCCTCAACTACAATAGTTGGAGGAACTGTGTCAGAAATAGTAATATATTGTACACAACTACTTTGATTATCACATGCATCAGTGGCAGACCATGTACGTTCTAGGATATAATAATACGGTAAATATGTTCCAATAGTAGTATCACTAAAAGTTATTGTTGGTTCTAAATCACAATTATCAGTGGCACTTGCAATTCCGGTATTTACGGTGATGGGTTCAGTAAGACATTCGAGAGTAATGTCTGGCGGGCAATTGATAATCGGTGGCGTCGAATCTTGAATAATAACTCTTTGGATGGCATTACTACTATTTCCACAACAATCAATAGCAGTCCAAGTACGCATAATTGTATAATTAAAGGTACAGTTACCAGTTATTGTGGTTTCATTACAAGTCACTGTTGGCATGGGATCACAGTTATCAGTTGCTGTTAACATAGGACACGTAGGAATACTATCACTACACTCAATGGTTAAATCATCAGGTATATCCAAAATAACTGGTGGTGTAGTATCTAGAATACTGATTGTCTGACTAAGACTGCTGCTATTTCCTGATAAGTCTGTGGCGACCCATGTACGTTCTATAGTATAATTACCAAGACAACTCCCATTTAATGTAGTTTCACTACAAATAACCGTTGGTGTTGGGTCACAATTATCAGTTGCAGTTAACATAGGGCAAGTGGGAATACTATCACCACATTCGATTGTTAGGTCTGCAGGTACGTTCAAAATACTGGGAGGTAGGAGATCTAGTACTGTTACAATTGCCATGCAATCGGCAGTTTGCTGATCATTATCAGTAACTAATACATCAATCGTAATGTTTCCAAGATCAGTGCAATCAAAAAGTGTTTGGCTGACCAAATAAGTGTATGGTTCAGTTCCTCCTGTGGTGGTTTGAACAACATTGGTATAATTAATAGTGGCTTGTCCCATAGTATTAAGGTTGACTGTGGAATCTTGACAAGTAATCAAAAGTGACTCGGGTTCCGGTTGAGGCTCCGGTTCAGGTTGAGGCTCTGGTTCAGGTTGAGGCTCTGGTTCAGGTTCAGGTTCAGGCTCCGGTTGAGGCTCTGGTTCAGGTTCAGGTTCAGGTTGAGGCTCTGGTTCAGGTTGAGGTTCAGGCTCCGGTTGAGGCTCTGGTTCAGGTTCTGGTTGAAGTGGTGCAAAACCTTCCCAGATACGAACCTGACCGCTATTGTTTCCATTGCCGTCATTAAAACGTGCACCAATAGCTACTCTTGTACCATCGCCAGATATACTGGTTGAATGACCACTCTGGTCACCACCGACCTCTCCATCAATGTCCTGCCCAATTTGTATCCAATTTGTACTATTAAATTCCCATATGCGAACATGACCTTCGGCACCGCCACTGTTACCGTCATTGTATCTGGCCCCAACTGCGACTCGCGAACCATCATCTGATATGCTGACCTCTAGACCACTTTGGTCATTACTGGCTTCGCCATCTATGTCTTGTCCAATTTGAATCCAACTGGTACCATTGTACTCCCAAATGCGAGCATGACCACTATTACTACCATTAATATCATTAGCAATAGCACCGATAACTACTCGTGAACCATCAGCCGATATGCTAACTGATATTCCACTTTGGTCAGCTCCGCTTTCACCGTCAATATCCTGTCCAATTTGTACCCAACTAGTACCATTGTATTCCCAAATTCGTACATGACCACTATTACTACCATTACCGTCATTCTGATTAGCACCAATTGCCACTAGTGAACCATCGCCTGATATGCTGACTGACACTCCACTCCGGTCATAGTAAGCTTCACCATCAATGTCCTGTCCGATCTGTATCCAACTGGTGCCATTGAACTCCCAAATTCTAACACGACCGGTACCATAATTATTAAAATTACCTCCAATTGCTACTTGTGAACCACTGCTCGATATACTGACCGATACTCCACTTCGGTCAGTATCGCCTCCATCAATGTCTTGTCCAACTTGTATCCAACTGGTTCCATTATACTCCCAAATTCGTACATGACCGGTATTACTACCATTAGAGGTATTGTAATTGGCACCAATCGCAACTATCGAGCCATCACCTGATATACTGACTGATACTCCACTTTGGTCATTAGCGGCTTCACCCTCAATGTCTTGTCCAATTTGTACCCAATCAGTACCATTCCATTCCCAAATGCGAACGTGACCACTAGATGTACCGTTACTGCTATTTAAAGCGGCACCGATGGCAACTCGTCCTTCGGTTGTTGACATACTAACAGAGTAACCATTTCTATCACCGGCTTCACCGTCAATATTATTACCGATTTGAACCCAACTCATCTTGTTGTTTATACTATTAAGCCAATAGTTATTACCCATCCTTATTAGGAAGGGTTTAATTAACCACAAAGCTCTTAAGTTATATAATGACCGGAGGAGTTAGCTTGCTTTGTCTGCAACAGTCTATAAGTTACGTCGATTATAATTTTTCTAATAATAAGGCAGTTTTCTATCCAAAATTCAAATTGTAAATTCAGTCATAATAGTATAAATATGACAAAATATAGTACTTGTAGCAAATCTCACGCATCTTCACATTCTAAATGTGATACTGCAACCCATACTTCTTGTAATTATCGCGATTACCATGATTATGATTATAAGGGTCTTCCCTTCCGTCGTCACCAATATCCTTTCAGTGGTCATCGTAAACATAATAGTTGTGGTCGGTGTAATTCTCATGGTGGTTGTGATTGTTATACCAAATTGGCTCTAGAGTATACTCATCTTTACTTTAATGCCTTTCCTAAGGCCCAAAGATGTCGTTATAGTCGTTTTAATAATGATTCGCGTTGTGATATTGGCAATCCTTGTGCTAATGGTCGTGCGAATCCTTGTAATCCCAAATATGGTCCAAATGATTGCGAAACCGGGTGTTGCCATTACCACCACGAATAATCATTTTATTTGGAAAGTTTTCCAAAATAATGGAAAAGAATTAAGCGGATAAATTTTGTTATTATTTTATATGCTCTTAGTATAATAACAAAATGACCACCTGTCGTTTAGATTACGTTTGGCAAAACTACGTCAAAAATGCAACTAATCAAGCCTATGACCCCATCGTTTTTCCTGAAAGGCAATGTCTAGCTGAACGCAATGCTAGAAATGCGACTAATGGAACTTGGCGTTGTAATCCCTATACTGTTCACTTACTAGACAAGTTTCTTCCGGTTGAGGAAGACAATCCGAATCATCCATGTAAATCACGCAACCAACGCTGTCAAGTCAGTTACAGTCGACGTTGTCGTTGTCAATGTCGCGATTGCTGTTATCGTCAGAGGTGTGGTGGTTGTGGTTATTAATGCTTTATGCAGATCCGTTTCTTTAATATTCATAGCCTAGTGTCCAGAACAAATTATTTAAAATTTCATATTGTTTTTCCATGGTTTAGTCCTTAAGACAAAAACAACTAAATTAGAAATCAGTCAAACTATACACTTATATATCATATTTATTACATAAATTTCGGAAGAAACTGGTTAATTTGAACTAAAAATTTGTGCTGATTTTAAAAATTATAGTTGTTTTTGTGTTAATGTTAAAAAATAATAGGGTCTCACCAGTTGAAATAGAAGATCTAAGTGGTGAATCAATTGCATCCTGTGAAAGTGGATCTAGTCCTAGTTCACATGATTCGCATACAACTTGTGCGCTCTGTAAAGTGTCATATGATCAAATTTCTTCTTATTCTTATCCGATGTTGTGTTGTGGGAAACGCGGATGTCTAAAATGTTTGGGAATTTGGTTTTTCCATTATGGTAACATTTGTCCATTTTGCGCTCAATCAAAGAACGAAGCAGATAGTGATATCGAACAATTAGTACATGGACTAATTTCCAATGAAGAATACTTTACTGTCGTCATGAATTCCCCGCCGTCTAGGAAAATTAATACCAAACCGCTGCTCCCACAAACATTATCTATTACTAGCTCTCAAGGGATCCATCGACGGCAATATACTAATGATTTGATTTTAGGCAATAACACTAATACTAATACTACTACAATCGTAGTCTTATCACCAAATCGGCAGGATAGATCTGAGTGTTTTACTTCTGAGTGTTTTACTTCTAAATGCACATTTCTGATCAAAGTTATGTTGGTGTTATTGGCTATACTATTGTTTTTCTCTATTCTTTTGTCAATATATTTTTGGGCACCAATAGTTATGAGACTATTTTGACAAAAAATTAGTCCATTTTGCTTTGCAAAATTTTACTTCCAGAAAAGATGAAAGTAATATTCTATTATAGAATATAGTATCAAATGCCTCATCACTATCATTACCAATTAAAACTACCTCCAAGTTACTGTACAAGTTCAAGCAAGAGTTATGAAATAACTCCACATAAACCTGCTCATTTTCACGAATCTTGTGACAGTATAAGCGATTCTGACTCTTGTTATTCTTGTTCCAAACCAAAATGTCCACCCAAGAGTGATAAATATGTACCTAAACATCCATGTGATAAATATGGTTCTTGCCAGAAACCTTATAAACATCAATGCAATGCCCAGTGTTACAAAGAATGTTTACCGAAGTGTGGTAATCTTTTTATGAATGCTTGTATCGGGGATTATTCTTGCGAAAGTCTAGAATATACTAAAATTTTTATTAATAGTTTTCCGGAAGCCGCTAGATGCCGGGTCTTAAAAAGAGTTACTAAAAATAGTTGTGAAGCTGGGTGCGATGACTATGATTGTTATTAAAAGATCTATCCAGATTTGTTATCTGATACCCTATTTGAGAGGGATGTTCGGTAGTCATAACAATTTCCACACTTTGAATATTTTCTAAGGTCATATGTACCTCGCCAATGACCCCCCTCCCCTTTACATACAAGACATCGATATTTTTTTGCGTAGTTTGAAAGTTATGTCCGTTAGAGTATGGATATTGCGGAATATCAGTGATGGTTCCATAAGAATAAACGCGCACAATTTGTACAGAATATTTGAGAAAACATGGTGATATATTTGTTAAATTTTTTTTGTCTAAGTGGGCAAAAAAATTTAACAAATAAAATTATTATAAAAATGTCTTGGAATCCACTATCGTATTTAGGCTTTAGTAAGAATAAGGACAAAACGTCTCCTCGCCCTTCACCTGATTCCAGAAGGATCGATTACGCCGATCAAATTTCCGAAATTGATACACCAATTTCAAAGGCCCTGGCAACAGGCGGTCTTACTTTCCAAAATCCATTACCTTCACCTGTATCATCACCCGAAATAATTTTACAACTGGAGTCTATTGAGCAATCGAATCACAACAAATTATTTGGTCGTCTAAGACGTAAAAGGGATAGGGAGTTTCACAGTTCTCCGCCAAAAAGAAACCCAAAGCGAAAATGTATTGATCCTAAGTCTCAAATACCGACATCAGATATGAAGATCAAAGAGGAAAGATCTTTAAATGAATTTCCTTATCACAAGAAAGAGGATGAAGATAATAAAAAGCCAGGATTTTGGCGTAAATACTTTTGTTGTTTCTAACGATTGCTAACAACGTAGACAATTCCTAACAAAGTTAATATAGTTGCCATAATAGCACATGAACCGGCTACTCCAGCCATAGCACAATCACCTCCGGTCATAACAGAAGTATTTTTCTTAAGTGTGGTAGAAATTTTCGACATTATATACTAAAAACTAAAACTGTATATTACAAAAAATAATATTTATAAAACGATTTGGATCTATTTTTCGTTTTCTATGAGAAAATTTAAAATTTCCAAGATGGATAATATGGACAACTAGATGGCCAATAGTTACTGTATGAATATCCCACACTATTCGGCAGAGTGGCAATTGGGAAATTGCTCTTTGGATAACCATAGTTTAATGGTAAGAGCAAAGGAGTTGAATTTGCACAGGGTAAATTTAAAGGAGTCACTTTTGGTAAAGTGGTATTCCGTAACATTACAGTTGCATCGCTTGCATCACTAACATCACTCTTGTTTCCGAGGATAGAGTTATCACGAATCTGGTCTATAGAACAAACACTCACGTCATGTCTTATTATTTCAGCACTTGTTTCGCTATTAAAACTGGTATCACTACTATTATTATCTGTACTTTTATTGTCCCGAAATTTCGAAACCAAACTATTAATCATTTCACATCCTTCTTCTCGGTGCTCTAAATAACGATTTAATCGGTGAAGTACTTCATAAAGGACTTGACATTTATAATTGCCACATTCGCAACAATCCTTCAAATCACGAACGCTTAAAGGTTGATGACCTTCTAATAATTGTAAAGCTTCTCGTAAAAGTTTTAGACTGTTTTCTTCACTAATTTGGGAATAGCATAATGATTTTGTAGATTGCATGTTAAATTATATTTTACAAATTCGGATTATTCCTAAGTCATTTCAAAATATAATTTGATATGATATTTTTGTTCAATTTCGTGATTTTTGGCATTTCTATCCTAATTTCAACTTAGGATGCCTTTTCTCTAATTCATCCAACATATCATTAATAGTCTCATCTCCATCTAAAATGGTACGAAGATCTTTGACTCGTTTGATTTTTGATCCGTCCGGTCTTTTATTATTATAAAGAGCTGTCACCCATCTTAACAATTCTACCTTGGAACCCAAATGTTTTTCAACTGGTCGGTCTTTCAGAAATCGCTTTACCCCCTCCCGGCATTTTTGGCATGGTAAAACTGTTTGCAAACTATTAAAATACATACCAAAATGGGTTCTAACTGTTAGAGTTGGGTTAGAAAAGGGGTAACTAAGTGCATTAATATATAAAAGTTGCCAAGTAAGTGGACCCCAAAAACTAGGATCGAAATTATCTCTTCCTGTCATTAATACTTATAATTTAACAATACTTTTTAGGTTTCCATTTTCCGAAAAATTTACAAAAAAAAATTAATTTAAACAAATGTTATCATCCGACGAACTAGAAAACACTATTTTAAAGTCAAATAGACGAACACCTCCTTCTTTAGTTGAGCTGCTTAACTACCAAGCACCTCCGGTACCCCCTAACAGTCCTGTTTCGGATCTAGAAAATCAAAGAAAAGTCAATGACATTACAACAGATGATATAGAAATATTAGGAGAAGAGGGGGCCGATAGTTTATTAAGAACTTATTATCCACAACCCACCACTCTTCAAAAATGGGTGGACATTATATTTTGTCCAACTTTTGAATGTGGTGGTCCACCAGTAATATTACCATGTCTTTATTTCGTTTTAATTTGGTGTTTGATAATTTCGACTATTTCGATTTTCGGAGCCTTGTTAGGTTAAATAAAATACAGATATCAATTCATCAACTTTGCCATAAAGTTCCAAAATAGTACCACTATTTTCAATATAGTGATCATAAGGCAAATCAATTTGTTCCGAGGTATGTGTTGATGCGGTTCCTTCAACGTGTGGATTATTGACACGAATACTATGAAAAGGTATTTCTAAATTGTTTAGGGCCTGATATTCATTTTTGAAACGAACATCACAAATAACAACTTTGGTATCAGGTTTCTCTTGAAATAGTGTTTTTAAGCGTTCACATAAGCAATAAACCCATATATCATCACCAATTTCTGGTAATAATTGTCCAATTTGTTGACGAAACAGTTCAGTACCAATAAATTGTAAACAATGTCTCGGTGTGATTCCCCATCGTGGATCTACACTTTCTTTTTGGTCACCATAAAGCTGTTCATCATTAAAACTAAATATGGTGCGACAAATTTCTTTTAGTGGTTGGGCCAATGACATTTTTTGGAATCCATAATTTTTCACCAAATAATCCGCAATTGTGTCTTTACCGTGTCTAGCCTGTCCAGAAATTCCAATGATCATTAACCGAATTATATTGAACCATATTTTTTGTTCAATTTTTTAAACAATGTGGGAATATACCATCTATCTTTGACCATTGTATAGTCTATGACATATATTGTTAGCGGATATTAGAACCAGTCAGTGTACATGAATAGTCCGTAAATTCGTTAATTAAGTTGCTACGTAAATCTTGATGTCTATCATAAAGTTGAACCAGAATGCCAGTTATATCTTCGACTCTTTTATCTGATAGAAATTGTCTTATACGTTGACATCGTTGTTTTAGCCGCCATTCAATGCGCTTAGAACCAAGAAAATAGTCATTTTCATGATCAGTAACATGGGCTTTGATGCATGTTCGGACATGTTCATGAATATCCAATCTACTACTGAAAACCAAACATACATTACAAAACTTGTAACCACATTCACAATAAACGGCCTCACATCCGTCACTAGTATAGGGACGTTTGCATTTTGGGCAGACATCAATCAAAATGTTATTCTCGATTTCCATCACTAATGTTCTTATTTGTCCAGTATTCAAAAATTGTTCAAGTGCCACGTTCTTAGCATTTATTTCAATTTCGCGTTCTCGTTCCGATTGGTAACGAGAATAAAGTCTCATTTCCATTTCCTCGAGTTCTTCCTCAAATTTGCCACTTGCTCGCATTATTGTACGAAAAGTTTGCGAAAGAACCAATAGATGAGTCCTATTAAGAGGACAATATATACCGGGAACATATGTTTTCTCAGGTGCGACAGGTATTAATTCTAATTGCGAACGTAAATAATCGACTAGGCAATCTAGGCATATACAGTGACCGTCAGATAGACATCTAAAAATCACTGAAGTGGTTCTATCATCATCCAAACAGACTTCACAACTTGATGAATGTGACGAGACAATTAGTTTACTGGGATTATATTGCATTATTTTTAATCTAACATTGGAGAGATTACTTTGAAATTGTACTAAGATTATTTGTCGTCCATTGATCTCTTGTTGAAAAATATTATTCGATATACCATAGTAATCGTAAAATAGTGACCAATATGTTTGTGAATTGTGGTAATTACACTCAATATGGTGTCTAGTCGATATATAATCTCGAACGAGTTGTTTTGTATCATGCTCGATCCGAAAAAGGTCTAAGACATAATCGGTATCATCCCTGTTAAGACCATTCAACCAGTGATCGATATCTTCCTGGTGTACGTACTGACATTCTAGAATTTTGCATTGTTCTCGGTAATTTTTCAAACATGTTGGGACACGTTGAAAGAGACATGATCTAAAATATGGATCGCGTAAAACTTTTTTATTGGCTAGATCAATTGGTCTATGTATAAATGTGCATCGTTTACTACGAAGTCGACGACAGTGGGTTCCTTTATTACATAATTTTATAAATGGTTGTTCTCGTGATCGACCATATAATATATATTGTTCCATCACGTATACATACTTTATTTTAAAAAGCATCATTTTTTTGCTGATATATCACCATATTTTATGTTACAAAGTATAGTGATATACCCCCTATCATTATACGATATGTCAGCATCATATCTCATCCACGCTTTTACTCGCTCCTTTTTGAGCGAGTAAAGTGTGGGATTAACCATTTAATTTAATTTAAAAATATTTTTGTCAATTTTTTTTCCTGATATATCACCTATACTTTGTACTCTACAAAGTATAGTGATATATCCCCCCTATCATTATACGATATGTCAGCATCATATCTCATCCACGCTTTTACTCGCTCAAAAAGGAGCGAGTAAAGTGTGGGATTAACCATTTAATTTAAAAATATTTTTGTCAATTTTTTTCCAATATATTATCTTATAAATAAACGAGTCGTAGCCCAGATGATGGTTCGCGACAAATAATACATGAACTATATGATTGGTCTAGTGCGCATTTGGGACAGAGAACAACATGGCCACAATTATCAAACATGACCGTTTTTTTAAATTCCATACAAATATGACAACCTTCTGAATCATTTGTGGCTTTCTCTGTTGGTTGCAACCTAATTTTATCTAACATATTTTGATATTCAATTGTTATTGGCGGTGGTGGTGGTATCTTACTAACACTAATTTTTCTGGTTGCTAAAAGTGCGATAACAGCGTCATTATTATATGAAATTTTATCCAATATTTCGCGACCGTCAAATCTTCTCGCATCTAGAGTATGAACACGACTTGTTAATATGACTAAAGCTTGATATCTGGATCGCAAACTATTGAGATCTCGTACTGAATCAAGTACTTTTAGTAATTGTTCAGTACTCTTAAAATATCTTTCACGTTTCAATAGGCGCGCGCGTAAACAATTTATTTGACCTTGTACAGTAGTAAATTTTACTAATCTTTTGGCTAAACTATTAACCTCATGATCAGAAAAATAACTGATATCATTGCCCATATCCTGTCCTGACACTTTTCAAAACTATATATTCTTAATTTTTATATTATTTTTTCTTTTGAAAAACCCATTTAAAACCAAATTAGTCTTCCAATTTATAGAATGTCACAAACAGTCAAAATTTCAGTGCCGGTCCTAGAAGCAACCCCTGATTCTTTTAAAGAGTACGGTAATTTATTTACTGATCCAGATTTAGAAATAGTTAGGCTAGAACAATGGCCTCAACATCCCAAAGGGTTCCGCTCCATTGTTGACGGATATGGTGGAGGAGTTACTAGAGGAGTTTTTACATGCGAATGGAGGGCTGATCGTTATTATGCGAGTAATAGCGGAGTGGAAAATGGTGACTATTGTTTCGCACAAAGAGATAAAGATGATGATTCGGAATTAATGATAACTGTGACTAATGAAATTAATTATCATTCCTGTGGATCACAATGGTTTTATTCAGATGCACCAATCTTACTTCTAGTTGGTAAAATATCTGATCCTAAACGATGGCCAGATGGGGTTAGACCGAGTGACTTTCAAGTCTTCACTGTACCATCTAAAACTGGTGTCCATATAGATAGTTATATTTGGCACTGCCCTCCAATTTCCTTAAATAACAAAAGAATAACTGTTGAAACTGCTCAGGCTCGGACCCATAGTAAAATTTATTATGATCCAGTTAAAGAAGATAATTCTATTTTGGCTATACGTCCCAAAATCAGTTAATCGAAAATATCATAGCTGTTATATTAATGCATGGGTCTTGTGTAGAGTATTGTGAACCAAGACTTTTGAACAGAGACACTTTATATGATAACTGGGTCACCGATCTTTCTCCATATTTATTAGTTTTTATAGGTAATAATAGTGATTATATAGTACAACATTTATCGCGATGGTTGATTTGGAAAGGTCTCAAGGTGGAAAATTTTAATAGTCAAACACGGGATCACGAACTTGATGAATGGATGAAAACTGGTCAAATAGGTATGTTAATAATGGAGTACCATTTGCCAAACCATCAAATGATAGAACGTTTGTGTAGTTTGCCACTTAACGGCCGACTTCTCTTTGTTGGTAATAATGTAGACAACAATAATCTATCGATTATTATTCCGGAAAGTGTTAAATGTTTGGTGAGTACCGAACAGAATCGCCAAGTAGAAATGCGTAATTTCTCATTACAAATTGATATCAAATTAGCATATTTCATGATGAACTTGCGCAAACGACAGAATAATATTTATCTTAGTCGGCATGGAGAATCAATGGCGCAGGTTGAGAAAATTATTGGCACCGATCCAAATTTAACTGAAAGAGGCCAAATTTATGTGTCTGATCTTAAACGGTTTATGGATAATATGAAGAGTGACCAAAAAATAAAGGTTCTTTGTAGTACATTAAAAAGATCCTATATAACTGCCGAACCCTTTGTTCATGACGAAAATTATGTAGTGCAACAGTGGAGACAATTGGAGGAAATTGATGGTGGACACTTTGATGGTTGTAGTTATCATGAAATTTCAAATGAGTGGCCCAAAACCTATCATTTAAGACAAAATGACAAATATCGGTGTGCCTGGCCTGGTGGTGAAAGTTACCAGCAAATGATTTTGAGATTAGAAAATATATTCTTGGAAATAGAAAGATCTGATTCAGATATTTTGATTATTGGGCATCAAGCCATTTTAAGGGCGATTTTGGCTTATTTAACAAATCAAAAACCAGAAAATTGTACCGAGACTGCAATTCCTAGTCACCACGTTTTCAAAATTAATTATGATAATTCTGGTCAAGTTCAGTTAGATATTTTCAATTTAGACAAAAAAAATGACCAGTAAAATTTTAATTCATACTACAAATGCAATTTGGTGACAGATCCATGACATTTGCTTCTCCAACTGCGATCAAGATTACTGATAATGATATTTGGTTGACTACTAATTCAATTAGTAATAATGAATACCGAATGAGAATTGGATGTGGTGGTGTACTTAGTAATTTGAGAAATGATCGAGATGAAGAGTTACTAAGTCCGGGTTTCAAAGACGAAAAAACTGATCGCGTTATTCAATGGACACTCTGGAGCAGTAGTTTGACTAACAAGTTACCAGCATTACCCGATTATGAATATCGTTTCAATGTTACTCAAGGGGGAGATTTTCAAGGTAATTTTAGTCCTATTCAAGCAGTGGAAATAGATAATCGACATAACATAGTGGATATTTATGCAACACCAATTGACAATTGGAAATCAGAACAACAGAAATTTTTTGGCGGGGGGTGTAGTACCTTGACTCGATACCATATTATGGATAATGGTATAATTAATGTTACGAGAATTTTGAAACCGCTAGATATTAAATATAAGGGTCAAACTGCTAATTTAGGCAAAACTTATATTGAGGCCTGGACACCATTAAATAATCGTCAATTTGATAATGTGGCACTCAGTTTTGCATGGGGACCACCCGACTCTGATCTAATGCCACTCTGGTGGTACAATTTAGATAATCTACCAACTTATCCGAATTTTTCAATTGATAGTACTAATGGTTATCTTATGGCATTTAACAATGATCGGCTTGCCTCCAGTGATTCTATCGCCTTGGTTTTTGGTCGCAAATCATTAAGGACTATTACAGGTGATCATAATTATAAACAAGAGGATTCGGATTCAATATCCATTAATACTATGACATGGGATACCGGATTTGGTCTTTTACCTGGAGTAAATGTCGAGAATTTTACCAAAGACAGTATTCTAGTCACCAATTACTCTTTAATATTCAATAAAGGGGTTACACCTGAATTTTTGGAACTAGTTAGAGAAGAAGTTGATAAACTGCCATCGCCAACACATTATACTCAAAAATCACAATTACCGGAGGATTTAATAATAATAGCTGATAATTTAGAGCGTATACCACATATTCCATCGAAACGAATTGATCATTTGGCCTCTTTCGCTAAAGACGATAATAGTCCTAATATTAGATCCAATCTAAGCGTAGAAGAACCAAGTGAAGATTGGCCAATTCATTCGCCATTGGGTCAATTGGAATATTATTGTCATCGTGGATGGCAGCGAATACATACAATGGCAAAAACATATTTTAGCTAATAAGACCAAAAAAACTATCTAGTATTCATCTTAGTATAGATGATGACTATCTATTGTAAGAATGAATGATCAGCCATTTACTCAATATTACTTTGCTTCAAGTCATAATACCTACCTAACTGGATGGCAAATGACCGGTAATAGTAGTTATTATTATTATTTGGCGTTTTTAAATTATTTTAAAGGAGGTTGTCTAGAGATCGATCCCGCTAGTATTACTAAAGATAGCGATGATATATTGGTTTATCATTATGGGTTTCCACATACTAATACTGGTGTCTATCTAAGTGTTCTTCTTAAACTAATTATAATTTGGGTGAGAGCGAATAAGGATAAACTTGATTTAGCCCCGATAATTCTATCAATTGATAATAAAAATATCAAAAAGTATATAGACCATCAAGTCATTTGGAAAGTACTAAATACAACATTATATCACCCAATAAATAACGATTTGGTTGTTCCATTTCACCAAAAGATTAGTGTAAACGAACCAGTCCAAAAATATTGTGGCAAAATTATTTTAAGATGGGACCAATGTCATTCAGTTCCCCCTAAAATTTGTGATAATAAGGGCATTCACAATCCATGTAATTTAAACAAAGATGCACAAAATTCGTTTCACAAATCGGGCGGAGAATCCATTATTCGAAGAGTTATAGCACTTCCACGCAGAAAACGTAGTTTTCAAGAGGACATGTTGGATACTTGTGTAAAGTCGGATTGGGTTACTATTTCAAGACCTGCGTTTAAAAATAATCTATTTCTGGAAGTGGAGTTACCAAGACCACGAGAATTAACTATGTCAACAATAGTTCAGGGAAATGGTCTTATAAAAGATAACCATTTATACCCAAAACTTATAGAAAATACCGAAAATTATTTAGTAAGAGTATATCCATGTCCTTTACGTCATAGTAATTCTAGTAATTATAGTGCCTTTAAATATTTATGGCATGGAATTCAATTTATCGCACTTAATTTTCAACATTTCGATTACTATCTGGCACTCTATCTTGCATTTTTCCAGACAACAAATCGTCATGCGGTTGCACTAAAGCCCAAAAACCGTTATCTAATGGTGACTAATGCACTACAGAAAGTCCAAATATCCTTAACTGGGTTAACAGATATTCAGGAAATAAAAGTTTGTGATTACTTAAGAAAAAAAATGGAAGTCATCAAACGGACAAAGGTTGAAAAAGATATTGTTTTTGAGTACACATATCACACTCTTTTCCCAGTTTTAGTTTTATCGACCAAGGTCAATAGTCGAAAATATTATTATTACTGTAACTTAACACATTTACCATTTAGGACCACTTTAGAATGGACTCATTACAGTCACCCGTCTATTCCATTCTCCAATAGGGATCTGAATAGTTATTTTAAAACTTATGACTTTGAGAGTGGCGATTCGGTTGACCCGTTTTATGATTATTTAATAAGTGATTTGCCTCTTTTTAATCAAGAAAGTTCCCCCATTCTGGGCGCTCATTCCGAGATCGTTATTCAAAAAAAAAACAGATCTGTGATCTAAAATATTAAGAAGCAATATCAGGTTTTCGAAAGTAAGTTAAGATAATTAATGTTCTTCCAAAAATTGAGTCGCAAAGCTATCAGTCGCAGACTGAGTTAATATAATTGATGTTCTTCCAAAAAGTAAGTTAAGATAATTAATTTTTTTCCAAAAATTGAGAATTCATATTCTTATAAGAGAATATACAACAACAATGCCTTGCTCTGGAACTCGCTGCTACCCCGCTATCGACTGGGCCCTTCAGGGATCTCAAAAACAGGAGGCTCTCTCCACCAAATTCTGCAACTGGGTTGATCTTATTGCCCTTATCCGCAACCAGATCTCTCTTGATCTTGCCGCCGGTCAGACTGCCAACAGTGCCACAACCGCCGAGCTTGCCACCGAATTAGTCACTCAACTTGATGCCGAATCCGGTGTTTACACCGCTCTTAATGGTGTTGCCAGTGGAGCCGGTACTGCTAACGAATTTGGTCTTATTTGCGAGATCAATTGCAAGCTCCTCAATGTCCTTGTCCGCAGTTGCACTGATAACACAAGTGTCAACCTTGATACCGTTGCCACTGAAGGTGCACTCGTCTATGCCACTGACAACTCCGACACTACTCAATTCCTCTGCTGCTTGTCTGAACATTTCCGTGCCGTCCAGACCTTCCTTGAACGTTTTGGTGCTGCCAAGCGCTGTGAGGTTCCTTGCTAAGAGCCGAGCATGGTTATCTAAATAGAAATAACTGAATAAAAACACTCAAAAACAGTGTTTTTATTCAGGTTAAGAACAGTAGGACAGATTTCTCAAAATAATATAGTTACTGATATGTATCGTCATAATGACTATGATGGTAATTTTTTAAATATAACACGACAACCAAGAAAACAACCAGTTTTTTATAGATCATCAGCACCAAAAGATCGTCATGTGAATATGTATTTAAGATCTAATTTCGATTACAAAGGGGATTGTCATAAATTCAAAAAAGTTAAGCCTTTCCCTAAGGAAAAAACTATTTGTCCATCTTATCCCAAATATTCGAGCCCCTTTTATCCAAAGGCGAATAACCATCCTCGTCCTCATAATTATTCACATAGTCGTTCTCATAATCATTTACATCGTCGTCCTTATAATCATTCACATAGCCGTCATCGTGTTCATGTAAAACCAGAAGAATTTTTGATCGAGGGTGATCATTTTCCTTGTTTTAGCTCAATTCCCGATGACAGTGAAACCATCGATTCTTTGGTTCGAACCACAGAGCTTAATAGTTTTGCTAGTGAATCTTTGTCACTAAAAAGTGATGAACTAGAGCCATGTTTTTCTGAGGTCGTCAAGGATCTTGACAAGAGGCCGAAAATTTCTAAACTCTGTGTATGTGAAGGGTGTGAATTCAAACTTAATCGCAAAATTTCCCAACAGAGAACTTTGTTTTCAAGAGGGAATGAAAAAGTGTATAGAACCTATGATCAATCTGCCTTGGAATCAGAATTGTTTCATGAATCTTGTTGCGATACAGAAGTTTTGATCAATCTGGTTTTTTTGCTCAAACTGTTAAAAATAAATATTCAACTCGACCTTAAACAAAAATCATCACCTTCCGACGCCACCAGAGAAAATGCTTTTTTGATTGCCAATATTATTGACAAGGAAGAGTCAATTATCACTCGATGTAATAAAGAATGTTTACCAGTTGTTTATATAATTAAATGCACTGGTGACAAAAAAGGTGAAAAAAGAAAGGAAAAGATTGTGGCATTGGATGTTGATGGGAAAGAATATTCTCTCTTTCACTTGATAAGATGTGACAGTGAATATATACCTAACTTGGTTACTACTAAAACATATTTGACTGTGGTGTGTGAACTGGAAAAGTTTTTTTGCTTGTGTTTAAAATTACAAAAATGTGAACTCAAAAAATACACTTTGAGCTTAAAAACAGCTTACTCTAGTTTATATAATAGTATTAATACTGTATTAAATTTAATTGATGTTTTGCTTTTCCAGATCTGTCAGGACACTGAAAAAGGTCAAATTGGTGAACTGGTTAGATCGACCGCTATCCAACTATTTAATTATTTAGTCTGTGATCCTCAATTGATAATTTATGATTCGGGAAAAGGAGAAATAATCAGTAAATACCATCAACATAATAGTAATGACAGTTCCTTTTATGGTGTACAAATATATGATCTTAAAGGTCACTTAGTCAAAGTCGGCATGTCATTGATTCAAGCATCGGTCTATCAATGTAACTATCCTCTTGATTTATTAACTCTCAAGGAATCAGATTATATTACCAGTAATGTAGGAGATATGGGTAATTTTGTATCTTATAGTAATACCTTATGCCAATTAAAGGAATATTTTTTGTGTTTAAAAGGCCTTCTTAATGATGAGATTTGCAACATTTGCAACACTTGCAACACTTAGACAAACTTTCACAAATAGATTGCAATTTTTTGTAGAACTCTTTAAGGCAACAAACTGCTTCATAAAAGGCTTTTAATTTATCACTATTTAATTGAAAACACGGACTTAAAAGTCGATTAATAGGTAATGATTCATGACAGTTAATATTGGCAACCGCTTCTTTTTTATCAATAACTACAGTTTGACAATCAATATCAGTCCTTAAACCATAACAATATACTTCATCACAATAAGTAATATGTTTGTTGGTAATAATATTACCACATTGATCAGTTAGGAAAAAAGATCTGGTTGACTGAATTAAATTATAAAATTCTTGCAATGTTTCAAGGGTATTTTCTTTCAATCGGCAGAAATTTCCATCCTCATCTTCTTCTTCCTCACAACATTTATAGGATTCAGTTGTATTTTTGCAATTAAGAGAACCTAAGTCGTATTGTACTATGGCCAAAAGTTCAATTATGTCGCATATTAACTGACAATCTTGTTTCAGACAGTCAAAATTCATTATAATCAATATATAATAAAAAGACACTTTAGTCTTAGATCAAAGACATATTGATTATAATCAATAGTATTGGGCAACACATCCATGACTTTGGTTTTTCCGTAAACGACAGATAGTATTCCATCTTTTAACCAACTAATATAGATACTCAACACTACCAACAATTCTTTTTTCTGTATTACTATTATTATTATAGGTAATTTTTACTTTAGTATTAGCTGGAATATAACTTCCACCAATTTTGCTTTCACCTATTACGTAATTAGACCTATAACCTATATTATAGTTTTTCAAATGGTAAACAGTCATCATAATATAAGTACCAGGACTATAACTGTTAGACGGTGCATTTTCGACATATATTTTAGCATTGGGTTGATCAACTAAAATAGTTTCACCCAAATCATCTTTTGTTACACCATTAAAAAGAGCGACATCAAATCCAGCTGAAATATAAGTTAAAGCAGTACTACTTGCCGTTAATGGATATCCATGTTGCCAATAAGTCGCGGTTCCTGGTGGTTCATTGGACGTTGCAGTTTGTAAACAGGTATAAATCTGGTTTCCCAGACTTGGGTGAAGATATTCTACGACATCATCACTATTATATGTAACAGTGGCTTCATAACTATTTACAGATGGCGCTGAAGCCAAAAGACCACCAACTATAGTATCAGGACCAATAGTCAAACTAAGAGTATCTCCAATCATTTCGTCAATGGTGGTAAATTTCAAAACAGTTGCACTAATGGGATAAGGCCACCACATCTCGATTGTGTTACTAGCAGTAGGACTAATAGTTAGATCAACTGTTCTTGTTCCAAAGTGACCTCCAGTTTCAATAGTCTCCTCCTTGATAGTTACCTTATTTTCACTAATTGTTTCAACGACAGAGGTCAGAACAGTATTAACGGTGTGACTGGTATCATTGGGACATTTAGTTGGCTCAGGACTCGTTGAAGAAAGAATCCAATACTGCCAGTTATTTTCGGTATCACACTTAATACGATATTTATAATATGTTGACATTACTAATATAATTATTAAAGAAAAAATAGATCACTCCAAATAAAGTTCGCTATTTGTATTATCGTCTTCTTCGCTTGAACTGTGATTTAGAGAATCATCGGAATAATAATCTACCGCCGCCTGAGAATCAGGGTCAACAATCTTTTCACGTTCCTCCATTTTACTAATATCACAAACTTCACAAGGATAGAAAATGTGACTCTTAATCATAGAAGTTCGGCAGCATCCACATTTATCACAATGTACTAAATCTTTAGAAGTACATTTTCGACATTTAAAACAGTGTTCAAGTCCTGGTTCCTGACATGATTTACAATAATCACAATGTTCATATTCAGGTTTGACGCATTTCTGACACTTCTCACAATACCGCATATAATATGTTCCATCATGACATGTATCACACTTATAACAATGGCGCCAACATTTTTTTGTACATTTATCGCATCTTATACAATGTTTATAGTTATAAGGAGTACATTTTACACATTTTTTACAATGACGATGACTTGAATCATCAATTTCACCACAATGTTGACAATGTTCATGCCAATAATAAGGCTCCAAGCATTTTTGACATGGTTCACACCATCGGTGCTCTTTTAATTGGCATTCTTGACATTTTTCACACCAGTGATGCCGTTGTTTGAAACAATCTTGACACTTATCACAATGATACGTTTTATTGACTGGTTGACATTTTTCACATTTTTCACAATAATGGTGACCAATTATATCACATTTTCCACAAGTTTCACATGAATAGTGTGCCCTTTGTTGACATTTTTGACAAATTTCACACCAATAGTGTTGTTTTTTTAGACATATTTGACACTTTTCACACCAATACTGTTTATTATTATGACAACGATCGCAATGCTCACAATGATTAATCGTTTCTTTACAAATTTTACATTTCTCACAATGTTTGAAACTATAGTGGTGTTTTTTATTACATAAATCACAATCTATGCGACCATAACCATAATAACCAGCCATCCGATGAATGAATTTTAATAGAATCAAAGAATTTTGTCAAATTTTATTTTAAATTGCAACAAATCACCATAAGCCATGAAATTTTCTGATCACAGACATATTTCGTTGATCGTATTTTTTGTTATTTACGATTTTGTTATTTTTTCATTTTTAAAGACTTTCTTTTGATTCCACAAATCCACATAATAGTTATTTTTGTCAATCTCAGACTGTTCCTTTCTATATTCTGAATAGAATTCACAAATTCTTCTACCATTATAAACAATTTTTTCATCTGATCGTGGACCCATATGAACCAACTCAAAGTTATAATCTGGATATGGAAATAGCTGTCCCACCAAATTTGGACCGGTGACTGCCCATGGATTATGTCCATAATTACAGTGTTTGGAATTTTCCACGATAGCATTGATCGTCTTCAGTAAAAAGTTATTTTTTGGTTTAGATACCATAAGTCCATTATAAATACTAAAGTATTTATTTCCACCCAAACTAAATTCACCATCACTTACATAATATTCCTTGTCAGTTAGGTATTTGAGTCTGAAATCGTTCAACAACTTATATTTTATATCCAAATATATACCTCCATATTTATAAAGAATACATAAACGCCACAAATCACTTTTATATGCACCTGGAATCAAATTTATAAAGGCATCATGAGTATCTTGACCAAAATTCTCTTCAATGAATTTGGCACACATTGCGTCATCATATAAATGATATGTAAATTCGGGGTTATCTTCTTTGAGTTTTTCTACAGTTTGAAGCATTTTTGGTGGTAATGTCAACGACTTCCAAGTTTGAAAAATGTTTAACGGAATGACAGAATTATATGTTTTAGGTAAAGTAGTTATCTCCAATGGAGCGAAAGATCTGGTACTATCTATATAAGAATCACTTGAGTACCAACCACCTTTACCATTATGTATATCCAAAACACTATTAAAAATATATTTATATTTTGTAGCGGCATTATTCATATTATATTGACTGACTGCTCTTTCTCTAATATAATTTCTGTCAAACTCTTCGTTGATCGCCATTTCAATTCCATAACAATAATCCGCCAAGGTGTGACATCTTAGTCCAGTTTTCCAATTTTCAACTGTTTCTACCATTCCACCATGGTCGCATGTAATGACAGGTGTACCACATAACTGTGCTTCAACTAAACCACAACCAAAAGGTTCTAAATAAACGGTAGGAGAAATAAATGCAGTGAGACTTCCCAAAAAATCACTTCTTTCAGTGCCATGGATTGGTAATTTGTATTTAATATTGGGATGTTTTAGAAATGGCTGAGGATCACCTTGACCACAAATTACAAATTCTACATCCGGAAATCTTTTGGCAACTTCCGTAATAACAAACAGTCCCTTATCCGATGTAATTCTACCTAAGAAACCTATTTTCGGTTTTTGTGGATATCTCGAAACAGCTTTGAAAGCGTCAACATCAAATGAATAAGGAACTACAAACCAGTAATTTGGAGGATCGATTTTTTCCGATCCAAGAGTATGGTTCAACCAAGCATAAGATTCAAAGACTCTATATTTTTCGAAGGAATTCGGATAGCCAATTCCGATTTCAACAACCACATAATTCAATCCTTCTAATGCTTGTTTATGTGCACATCCCACAGGTAGGCAAACTATATCAGTTGCATTACTTCGGTAATTTTCTTGTAATTTCTTCCTAAATCTTTTATTGAATTTTTCAAAAAGTGGTGTTTGGATATTAGCTAATTTTCCTATAAATTGGGTCTTATCAGAAATGGTTTTGATTGCATCTGTACGAGTAAGACTTTTGTCTAAATACATAATGGACTTTATTCTCAATTCCTCCCATTCTTGCAAACTTAGAAGTTCGATATTTTTTAATGCCTCTGTTTGTGAAGTCTCTACCCCATAATGATACACCTCAAATCCCATACTTTGCATCATTTTTGGAAACTGTTTTACCTTTGTAGTAAAGGCACAATGACTAAATTCATCCCGAGTAATAGTATTCGGAACTGCAGGTAAATGTAATCTTATTTTAGTAACATCTTTTGATTCAGAAAAACGACAAGTTTGATGCTGTAAATAATTTTGACGTGGTAATTCTAGTGAGAATGAGTTTTCGTTAATATAAAACCCATTATTATATTTTGTGAAAGGCATTTCCATCACCCTTTTTTGTAAATGTGCATAGGAGGTTTCCTTTTTTGATCCGTCGTCATAACATACATTCAAGGTTTCTTGCATTCTATTGAAGTATAAATAGCTTATATTTTTGCTCGAATTGTAGACATCAAAGAAATTTTTTTCTCTTTTTTCATGATCATCTCTAAAAAGATGAAAAAAACATGGAGGTACGATATCTGTAATCGTAAGATGTAAGTCATATACTTTATGAGTTTTTCGGTAATCATTAAATACAGGTCTAAAGGCAATTTCGTCTGCCACAAATATTTTTTCACTTATTATGATGTCACAATAATTTTGGACACGTCTAAACAAATATTTATTATCCATGCTATTTTTGAAAACCGTAAAATGTCCGTGATATCCACCAATTGCATCATAATCATTAGATAAATCTATAAATTTCGACAATTTACCATAGATCAGATCACAGTCTCCCCATCCAATATAATCATTTTCTTTAGCATGTTTATTAACAAAATCTTCAAATAATACACCATAAATAATCTTTATATCTACTAATTTATATGGCTTAAGTAGTAGATTTGCCGGTTCCAATGATTTATTATATTCTTTCTTCAAAAAAGATGAAAGTCGTTCTCTTACTTCATCAAGTGTGATTTTATAAACTATCAAATTGGGAGGCAATTTATATGTGTCTAAATCAATATCAGTAAAAACAATTACATTTAGGATATCACTATTAATTCCCAATGAGTCAAGGTAAAATTGGAAATAGTTTTGGAAAGCACCAAAATATGGTATCAATATATATATCATGATATATATATTACATACATATTTCTCTTGAACCAGTAACATATAATTTTAATGGTAACTAACAACCCGACTGATACCTGTAACTGAATCTTTGGTCAGAGTCATTTTATGATCTAGAATCTCGTCATCTATTTCTCGATGGGAAATAAATAAAATTGTCAGATAATCCATTTTCATCATTTGGAAAATTTCAGGTAACGCCCTACGCCAATTATGATCGTCCAAACTATCCATTGCCTCGTCAATAATAAAAACACTACTCCGACCCGAAAATGCCAACTTATTACAAACACTTTTAAAGGCAATATTCAAAAAACTATACTCACTTCCACTTAAACGATCCAAGCTAAGCCTATTTTGTGATAACTGGTCACCTGTATCTTGTTTTATTACATGAATTAGAAGCTTGGTTTCATCATTTGCATCTAAGCAAATTCGGTAATTAGTATACCTAGAAAACAAATCATTAACTAAAGGCTCGACATGTGAAAGTTTTGATCGCAAGAGTTGTAATGGAAGACCCTTAGGGTTCCATAGATCCAAATAATATTTCAGTATATCAATTCGCTTTTCCACGTTTACCAAATTTTCTTGTAATTCACATATTTTTGTTTTCAACTTCTCTGTCTCATCTATCTTCTTATTTAAACCGGTAATTTCTCTATTTAATAAAGCAATTTCAGTTTGCAAACTACAGTGACGTTTTTGATGCTCACTCATTTCTTCTCTCAATTGCCCAACTTCATTTTCGGTTTTAATAATGTCTTCAACTATTTTTTGGTTGTCGTAATAATTAGTCCATAAAGTCACCTCGTCTTCTATCTTAGACAACCTCTCTCGTTTCTGCGCAACTTTCAATTCACCGTAAAGTATTTTTAAACGGTCCAATTCAAATAAAGTCTTCTCCAAATTTCTTATTTGATTTAGGTCATCTAACATCATCTCTTTTACCTCTAGTTCCAATTCTTTTTTACCAATTCCACCCTCATATTCACTAATTTCTCGACATAATATCAGAGCATCTTGCGTCTCTAATTGTTTTTTGAGTTCACCAATCTTTATAGTATATATACTATTTTCTTCTGCCGTTTTCTGGACTTGCTCCAATTCCTCTAACTCTTGTTTAGCCTTTAGAAGTTCTATCTGATATTTCAACGCTTTTACCATTTTCTCCTGTGTTGATATTTTTTGTTCAGTTATTATATTTTCCAAGTAGGCAATTTGACCATCAATTAATTTATTTTGCTTTTCAATTTCCACGTTTTTAGTACTATTCTCAGTAATAATTCTTTCATTTGCCAGAGATTCTGCAATTGTTTCACGCCGTTTTACCAAACTATTATATTCTTTTTCGACTTCAAGACAATCGCGAAAAATACCACTATCCGCATGTTCTATCACCTTATCCATTTTCCGTAAAAGAACTGTTGGTACTGTCACTTCCTTACCTCCCTCAGATAGAATTAGATACCGAACAATCGCACGTTTAATAACAGTTAAATCAATGTTCTTGATTTGTCCATTTAGTTCTAACCGTTTTTTCTCTATGTCTACCAACTGTTCTTCGGTTACATCCAAATCTTTGATAGTAAAATCACCAAATTTGTTTAGTGTTGGTAGTGGTAGCAATTCTTGTCGGTTATTACTTAAATGAGTTATCATAGTACTAGGGTCTGAGGCATCAATATCTATTTTATGTATTTTTGACTCGAGGTGAAGTTGGTTTCTCAATTCACCAATTTTAACCAAATAATCATCAATCAACGTTTCAGTTGTATCAATAGAACGTCGCTTTAATCGGTCAAATGGCATTTTATTTAATTGGGTTAGCTTAGTTTCCAGTTCTGATAAAGTCATTTTTAAAGGCTTGATCCTTTCAGCTAACTCACTAATTTGTCGCTCTGCTTCCTCTTTTGTTATATTTTCGGTGTCATATTTAATTGTATCTTTCTGAAAATTAGGAAACTTCTTAGCCATTTCTTTTTTCTTTGTAGTTAGTTCAGCGTTTAGTTGACACAGTTCGTTTTGAAGAGTACATAATTGGCTTTCCAGTTCTTCTTCGCTGACTGTGTATGTCACCTTTGCCTGAAGACTTTCTAATTCTTTTAGAATAATAGTCGCTAAACTGTCAACCTCTAAATGTCTTGCATCTGAGAATTGTCGTTGCTCTGCAACTGGTACTTTGTGACTGAGTTCCATGTTGAGTATTTGAATATCATGTTCCAATATTTCTACGGATTTAGTGTTTCCAGAGAAATTTTGTACCGCTAACTCTTCTAATAATAATTCTTCTTGTTCGATTAATTCATCATAACTTGTCTGAGGTGGTGTTATTTTGATGTTTTGACTGTTAAGATTTTTTAGTATACCAGTTTTTTCTTGGAGATTACCTTCTAGTTCGTCCAGTTCGTCTTCAAAAAGAGTTAAATAGTTTTGCTTTTCCACCAAGGTGGTCTTAGTTGTTAATAATTTTTGATTTAGGTCATCAATAGTGTTTACATCCAAATTTTGGATAACTTGTTGGTAAGTAGTTAGTTCAGCTTTTAACGCGATATGCTTGTTTTTCTCACCATTCAATTGAGTTTTAGCTAAAGTTAAATGTTCGTTATATTTATCAAGACCAAAAAGACTAAGAAAACGTCTTATACGATCAGTGGGTTTTTGATAAAGAATAGAATAAGTCAGTCGTGTTAGAAGAGTATTATTGGCAATGAAATTTTCAAAAGTACCAACATATTGTTGTATTTTGTCCACCGTTTCCGTAGATGTAGTTGCATTGAGATTTTCATAATGATCACCATTTTCATTTTCATTTTCGTTTTCGTTATCAATATAGTAAAAATCTGTGCGATAAGTATCAACATATTCACCCTTCTTTTTGGTTTTGGAAATTTGTTTATGAATTAGGTAGTAACCATTATTAAAACGAAATTTCAGTTTTAGATAACCAGAATTGGCAGTCTTATTTAAAATATCAGTTTTGCCGCTATCAAACCCAGTTTTGTGAAAAAGAGCAAACATAATAATATGACAAATACTCGATTTACCCGTTTGATTGGGTGCACTAATATTAGTAACACCTTGTTGAAAGTCGATTTTGTGAAGGTGATTGCCACCGAAACTAAAGAGATTTTGAAATTCCAGACCAACTAAATCCCAAGAGTTAAGAGCTTGTTCGGTTTCATTAGTAGTTTTTTCTGAAATATCCAGATGTAATTTGATCAACTCCTCGCTTTTCTCTTCAGAAAAGTCTCCTCTTTTAATCATATCAACCTCCTCTTCTAATGTCACATGTCGTAGTAATGGAGTGATAGTTTCATTTTCTTCTTTTTCAATGTTCTGATTATTTGGTAATTGAGATCCGTAAGATTCTCGATTAGGTCGGTTATCCAAGCGAATATCGAGAGGATTGAGATCCTTGAATCGTTCTTTGACTTTTTCGAATTGTGTCAGAGTAGTGTTAGATAAACTACAATAAATAGTCGGACGAAGTGGTATTTTAACTTGTCCAAGATTATCAATTAAATGTCCATTTTTCACCCTAAGTTTCACAAAACCATAATCATTTTTGACACGGTGAAATGTGTAACTCTTTTCACTTAAATCCCAATATAAAAATCCATGATTTTCCAGTGATTCACCACGATCAAGTTGTAAGAGACTACCAGCATAAGCCATCGTTCCATTACGGCGAATATTTTGTTGTTTATGTACATCACCTAATAACACTAAAGGATAGTCCCGGAATTCATGAACCGAACGAAATCTACTAGAAAGAGAAGAAACATCATCACCATTTGTAGTTTCAATTACAGGTTTATCATCCACTGGATTAGCACAATATCCGGTATCTGTAGTTGCACCCGAAATATAACCATGGTATAATTTTATTATTTTACTATGATAATCTTGCCGGATTTGCTCTGGAATATCTTGATATCGCAAAAAGAAACCATCTTTCAAACTCGATACCGCAAAAAGATAATCTCCATACTGATAGAGACCCGAACGTTGTAAATAGTATACACGAGGGCTTACATATTGGACAATACTCGTCAGAGTGCAAGTTTCGTCAAGATTATATTCATTCATGTCATGATTGCCAGTGATCAATAAGACTGGTGCAATTTCAGCTAAATTATGAAGAAAAGCTCTGGCAATCACACTACAATCCGGTTTGAGATTGATTTTAGTGTGCAAGAGATCACCTGTAATCACAATTAATATATTAGGTGTTGTTAATTTTGCTTCTTTGATTTGTTGGTAAAGTCTATCGAAAACACTTAGAAACTCGTTACGTCTACCATTAGTATTAATATTAACTGGAATATGAATGTCAGAAATATGAATTAAATGAGTGACAGGATCATTACTAAGTATCTCAATACCTTTTTCTTGAAGATATTGGGTCACGTTGATATTAGAATGAACCATTTCGCTCACATGATTTATCATGCTAACATTATTTGTTCCAGATTCGTCCGTTATAACTTGAACTTGGTTATCGTCATCTGAAACGATAACTAGATCTTCACCTTCTAGTGTTAAATTACTATTAGATAACATTATGTTAGGCTGAGTAGAAATCGAATTAGTAACAAATTTGTTACCAGTTTCATCATATAAAAACTTTTTGGATTTGATGAGTTCAAGGAATTTGGGTCCTCCTAATTTTATTTGTTTTCCCGTTTCCGGGTTTATTACTTTGCCCGGGGATTGCAATGACATTTTTTTCTTTATAAAATAATGGATCTGGGATCAATTTTCTTGGACCATTTCTATATCAAAGGCATATTTAGAGATTGGTCAAGAATTCATTCTTCTAAAATATTGGCAACTATTTTAAATACTAACTAGTTATTAGATCCAACTTAAATACATTTTTGAATGTAATGAGCTTCGTCGCTTGAAAACAAAGTTTCAAGGCACACATAGCTTGCCTGGTTCGCCGAACTAGTTCTTGGGCTTATCTGTGATAGAAATGGAAAAGCGAGTTGAAGAGTATTATGTTACACACCAAAATGGGAGATTTGGTAAAAAAATTACCGAAAAATATTTCTTTTATCGCCGAACAATGTGTGAAGTCATCAATATTTCTCATTTGTACGAAGGAAAATATGATGTTTCCAAGAATCGTACCAGTAAACGAGACGACTATGTTATTGACAAATTAATTGGTACCGGTACCGGACATGTAGAAGTTTTCAGTGGATGGGACCGATCTTTAAGTAAAGCGGTTGCTATTAAAGTATTGGATTTACACCAAAGTGACTGTAACCAAATTACAAATGAAATAGCTATTCGGAAATTACTTGACAGTGAAATGAATAACTATTACCCTAAAATTTTCGATAGTTTCCAAGAAAATGGTTATCAATATATAGTAATGGAGTTAGCTCAATATGATCTTTTTCATGTGATCGAGACAAAGGGCAAACTTGGTGAAAATCTTGCTAAAAATTGTTTTAGGCAAATATTGGAGGGTGTTGATTATTTGCATAAAAGAATGATTGCGCATAGAGATCTAAAATTGGAAAACATTTTAATAAAACATACTTCCAAATCCAATAATACTTTTCGTTTATTATTAACAGATTTTGGCTTGTCCAGTCATTTCGAAAACGGTTCCACTAAAGTAAACGATTGTTCGGGCACTCTTAACTACCTAAGTCCTGAAGAAATACGAACCATAAATGATACTAATTACGATTCATATTGTGCCTTGAAATGTGATATCTGGTCATTGGGTATTCTACTTTATGTTATGTTACAAGGTGTATTTCCATTCACTAACGTCAGAGACGTTTTGAATCACAAGTGGAAACCTATATATCGTGGAATCAGTATAATGGCACAGGATCTAATCGAGAAAATGTTAAATTTCTCTCCATTGGGACGACCATCTACCGTTGAACTTCTTCAACATCCTTGGTTACTTGAGTAACGAAATCATCAATTACGTTTTCCGGTGATAAGATAATCCCAAATAAACATAAATTCGATGCATAACTGGTCCAATTAGTAGATCTAACAGGTCAATCAAGTGTGGTCTATGGTTAACATAACAAACCAGAGAGCCCAACATGTCAATAATATTATAAAAACTAGTTGATTTTATTAGTAATAGGCCACACCATCAAATATTACTTTACTTTCAATGAAATATTTCGATAAGTTGGTATTTTCATAGGATGGTATCTTATTGGGCACTTTTTGTCGATTATAAATTAAGTTATCAAACTCATAACGGCGATGGACATAAAATGAGACAACATGGGAATGCATCTTATTGCAGTACATGGACAACCTTACTAGTATCAGTATCATTCATTGGAGTTCCATTTATTGATAATATTGCCTTAAATTCGAACATATTTCTAGTTCCCATACTTCTATTACAGTTATCACAAATAGCTCTTAAATTTTCAAGAGTTATCGGTCCACCATTATGGTGGGCAATCACGTGACCACAATGAAAATTAAAAGGATCTATTTTGTTATATTCACAACAAAAACACTTACCTTCTAAATTATTACCAATGTATTGTAGCCAAACTTTTTTTCTAAGCGCTTGAGGAATATTCTTTCTGGATACGGGTTTACTAGGAGTGGGTTTAGGATTATTTAGAGTTGTTTGCTGTGGTTCAGGTTTTACATAAATGAAGTTTAGCAAAACATATTCCTTAATTTCTGGGGTCAATTCAATTAGCACTCTCGGGGGGCATGGTTTTTTTAATTTTTCGAAGTGCTGGACCATTCTATATTTCAGAGTGGTCGAGTACATGCAACGTGGACATATATATTCATTACTGGGATTGGGCATATTTATACTATAATTGATTTCGGATCAATTTTTTGGTTTGCATAATTATTTTTTATTCAAAAAAATTAAAACAACTCTACAAAGTCCAAATATATATTCTATATAGTCATAGAATTTCATCAGTGATTGTTTTTGAACACTCAAAACATGCTGATGTATTTTCAGACATTTTGCACTGAAAAAACACTTTTATAAGTGGCGATTCACTGGAGTCCGGCACTTGATAACTTTTACGCATTTTATAGTAAACAATCTTAGATACTTTGGGAATTTGCGGGTCAGTTTCCGCTCTGGCGACATTTCTTGCATAACTGGTTTCCAAATCCATATCAAAAACCAGAATACGAACCGGAATGCTCTCGCTTCTGGCAATATCCAAAAACTGTTGCCGTGTCTCTTTAGTCATATTGGTTCGATCAACCACCACTGATTTACCTTGATCCAGAGCACTTTGAACTTCTTGGGTGACCTCATTGATCTTGCGGCTCACTCGTCGAGCGATAGTCTCACCACTCTTACTTTTAACTACATCCTGAGCTATAATTTGATGCGTCGCTCCAAGGTACCGATTAGCATAAGTTGTCTTACCGCAACCCGGATAACCAACAAGTAATACCAACTCCTGTGGTCTGTCAGGAGTTATAAGATCCTCTTTTCCATTATCATCTATAATTTCGGAAGTATCATCTATAATTTCGGAAGTATCATCTATAATTTCTGAATTATCATCTATAATTTCGGAAGTATCATGTTGTTCTGTAATTGTGTAAGAGTCAGTGGTTGTAAAAAGTTGTTCAGGTAAGAAAAACGGTAATCCGCTTCTATGGGCAAATTGAGAATCACAATCACTATGATCACCGGGTCTACCAGTGGCATCCCCGCAAAAGAATCCAGTT